ATGTTATTATTGATTTTAGATTAATACTTAGCGAGGCAATCGTTTAACTCTTGGCAGTAAGAAAGTAGTGCGAAGATTACGATGATGGCTACAACGTAGCGGATAATGGTAGATGCTGTTTTCATTGTGTATTGTTTTTAATTGATGGCCAAATGTACTGCAAATAATTACACACACCTTGTTAAAAATTGTTAAAATTGATAGGGACAATTTGTCCCTAGGCCCAAGAATAGGAGCCGTAGTTAGGGAATAGTTCGAAATACATACGCATCATTATGGCATCTGCGTAATCGGGAGACTTCCCGTGCATGCGTGCTATCTCGTCTTTGCTTATTACGGCTAACTTACCATCGGCTTCAGGTGTGCGCCTGCGTATCATGTCCAACTCTTGCACGATTACGTCCCGGAAGGATTGCACTTTGAACACTACTTTGTTCTGTTCGATTAATTCGGCTAGTTTGAAGTAGCATTCTGCTTTTTGATTAGTAAACTTATCGGGTTGCTTGGCGCGGCCACCATTAAGGAACCCCCTGCAACGAAGTGCATCGACCGCACCCCCGCCAACCCCATCTTCATCACAGATCACGTTGCTTAATTTTATTCCGTGCTTGTCACAAATTTGGCGAACATTTGTGACAACAGTTGTTATTGGTTGCTTGCGCAGCTCGTGTATTTCGATTAGGTGCAAGCCATGCCATACACATATAACCGTTCTATCCTTTCCTAGTCGTGCAATGTCGGCACTTATGTACTTATCGCCTTTGCTTTCCTCATCACGAAAGCAGCGTATCAAATCATCGTACTGGTATAAGTTGTCTATGCTTTCATCGTATTCCCAGTCACCATCGAGCAGCCTTCGCCTATCTACTTCGGGCAGCATGCGTAAGGTTTCAAGATAGGATTCAGGAAGGTGGGGGTTGTCTGTAGGTAGTGAAGGAATGAACGCAAGGTGTGGAGGTAAAGAATCATTCTTGAATGGTGCGTAGAACTCATTGTAAAGCCAACCTTTGGACGGATTGCAGGTGAGCAACATCTTCGGCTTTAGGTCGTAATGGTTTAGCTTAAAACGAATACGGGACTGCAGGATGTCTATTGCACGTTTGCTAACCTGTGCGCTTTCATCTACGTAAGCATCTGTTAATTCTAACCCGCCTAGCGCATGGAACTCCGGGTCTGATGGATACGCGAATAAGTCCTTTAAGATTATCTCACTACCATTTGCAAAAGTTATAACGTGCGTTTGGTTGTTGATGGTGTAGTGTTCATTCGGTGCAAGGCCAAACATCTGCGCAACCTCAAAGAATGTCTTGAGAGTTGTCTTCTTGAGCGTGTCAAGTTTGCTCCTACCGATTAACCCGCGCGTGCCCGGATACTTGAACCTGCGGCTTATCTGCCACGCGCATCCGATAAACGATTTACTTCCGCCCGCTGCGCCACCAAATAACACCACACGTGCCGGGTGTGAGTTACCCAGCACGCGCAATGCTTCATTTTGTTTCGGTAGATACTCAATCATTAGAACGGCAAATCACCTGTGCCTTGTGAATCGTCATCTTGTGTGCGTGGTGGCAATGGCTCAGACATCTTGCCGCTAAAAAACTTGCCGCTCTTGCCTTCCTTAACCCACGCGGCTAAGCGCATCTTCTTACCATTGACCATGATTTCACCTGTGTACTCTGGTGCATTGTTGGCTCCTTTCGTGTTCTTAAATAGGGTGAACTGTCCCTCTTGCATTTGATAGTTGCTCATTGTTGTATTAATTAAATATGTGCTTGTATTCCTCTGTCATTAGCAACACCATTGGTTGCCGCGTATCTTGATCAACTGATTCCAGTAGTGTAAATTCCGTGCCCATTATCGTGCTTCCGTTTAAGTAACCTACCATTACTTCAACATCATCATCGTACTCGTTAAGAGCAGTGAGCAGTTCGGCTACGGTCATAATTTGTAAAGTTCATTTCCTGTCAGTTGGTATAGTTGCTCTAGTATTAGCCACATCGCTTGGTTATCTGCCATTGATGGGCGCATACTACGCTTTGCCGCTAAGATAAATAATTTACGGAGAAGTTGATTCTCCTGTGCGATGTCGTATTCTTTCATTTATCAAATAAGGTTAGTTGCGCTTGTACTAGTGTGAAAGCTTCATCGTAATAACAAAATTCTGCATAACATTGACAGCATTGAAAGTATCCTTCAAGAAATGTTAGGCGGTAACTTACATAGTGTGGTCTTTCAAATCTTCTGCATCCGCAAACGGTACACTTAAAATATACATCTTGCAGTACGCCTTCTGTGTTTAGATACTGCATCTTAGTATTCATTTTGCTGTTCAATCAATTCGCGGTAGCGTTCCTTCCTGAACTCGGTGAACTGGTAAGGTCGGTTGTTGTACACACGAAATCTCATATCATTGTCCCATGAAGGCAGTTCATCGTACTCATCCATCAGCATCTTTTCAAAGCGTGATGGTGTGCTGCGTTTTACTTCTTGTGCCGGGACTTCTTCTATCTTGAGTTTATCCGCTGCCTGTTGGATAGCGTCCACAACCTGCGGGTGCTGAAACATTTCGTAGATGTTGTTGGCTTCCTGTTCGGCTGTTTTCTTTGCTCTTACAATTACCTGTCTTTCTTGGTCGTATAATGGAAACCATGCAAGGATTGTAGCCGGGTCGATACGGTTGTATATCGTGCCATACGCACCAATAGCACCGCGATCTAAACACAACTGGATATCTTCAAGCGAGTAAAAATATTTCTGTTGCATAATCTGTTCAGCACAAAATTCAATTTGCATACCGTTCATATTGTTTTGCACGTTCATGAGTTGAGTGCATCGCGTCAACAACTGAATGATTTTATCCTTTGTTGTTTGCAGGTCAAGCTTCTTCAGGAGACCAATTTGGTCTTGTGTTATCGCGTGCTCTACTGATAGCGACTGCTTCGGCATAAAGTTGGTTAGCTTTTGCAATGCTGTCTGATGTTGAATTTGATTGTTTGCCATATGATTTTTGATTTTTAATTTTATCCCATTCTCTGCGCATCCAGTTCTTAACTGTGCTTTGCCAATCCTTCATAGCGGTCTTACCTACTATCCATCCATTGGCTTCGTAGTGATCCATAAAGGTGCGGGCGAAATTAACCAACTGCACTTCGCTCATGAAATTTCTACCTGCTGCATTTAGTTCGCCCATCAGGTTGTAGACATCATTCTCATGAGGCTTCACAAACTTTTTGCGCGTAGTCTTTTTTTCATTTGCATCTTCAACTATAATTTCATTTATATTTTCATTTTCATTTCTATTTTCTAAAGGCAATGCCGTGGCATTTGCCGTGGTAGATGCCGTGGCATCTGTATCACAGTCTTGATTTTTTCTTTTTTTCCATCCATCAATAGCACGTATACGCTGCTTTTCAGTATGTGCTTTACGTTTACCTACTTCAATCTCAAGACGTTCGTTAAAAAAAAGTCCATCATCATCCTGCCGAAACTTTGCCATGACATCTGCCGCGGCATTGCCGCAGCATAGCCGTATCATCTTTTCGGTAAGGTGACCCTTTTGATGTTGCAAGCATAGCAGGGTGATGTATTGACCACGTTCTTCCATGGTCAAGTCCTGCACACCCGAAAGAAAATCGGATGAATAAAAAAGAAATGCCGGGTCTTTCATTAGAATGGTCCCTCGTGGTGTTTGTTAATGTAATCAAGCAATAAATGAATCTGTAATGAATCCAAGGTAATGGTTGCCGATTTCGTTTCACCATCTTCATATCGCAATACTTGAATCACAAAACCTCCATCTGTGGTAATAACTAAGCATCCACGATTTTGAGAAGTGTTAAAAAAAGAAATACCAGTAGTGTTTGACATAAAACTAAATACCCACCTCCACATGCAAAGGCGTACCCTCAGCCGAATGGCTATGGCAATGCAGTGAAGATGGGATTTAAAATGTTTTTCATAAGGGTACGCGTTGCAAATATAGTCAAACTATACTTACTTCCAAATTAATGTTGCAACCAAGAAACCTACCATTGTACCAACCGCGAGGATAATAAGCATCTTGCTGTTGCTCGTGTCGTGGATAGGTTCTTCTTTTACCGGGACTGGCTGTGTGCGCTCAACCCGTTTGATTGGTTTGATTGTGAGCTGCTGTGGTGGGCTTTTCTTAGCACGTTGCGCATACGCTCTGTTATTGGCTCGCATCGTAGTCAGAATGTCAATAGCCAAATCATTAGTAGGTTCAGCACCTACCCACCTATACTCGTCTAGATTCTGCAATAGTATAAACCCACGCTTCGCTAATTGTGTACATATCTGATGGCTGATTTTATATTCATTCTCCATCGCTCTACGATTGAATACCTTTTGCGCATATAGCTGCTTCATAAAACGCACATACTTTTCTTGTGCTTGAATACCTCTTAGATTTTGTGTCATTGCTCTAAATATGTTTTGATTGTTATTGTGAATTCTTCAAATGACCTGCACACCTTGACTGCATATCCTGCATTGATAAGCTGTGCGTGAACGATTTTTTGTGTGTCTGATAGTTTACCCTTTTCGGTTTTCATCTCAATAAACAAAGCGTGGTATGGGCCACTACTCATGCATATCATTAAGTCAGGCATTCCCGGCATAGCCCCTTCTGCTTTTAAGATGTTCCATCTACGTGCTCTTTGCACAGGTGTACCACCAATGAACACACCATTAGGGAAGGAAGCGATTAAAACACGCGGGAATGAATAACGAAACCATTCTACGCAGCGTTGTTGTATCTTGCTTTCTTCGTGCTTCATGCATTAATGGTATTAGATACGGCTAGCCAAAACTTACCTACGTAATCTTCATCCGCTTCTATATAGATCACTGGCAAATCTTTTTCAAGTTGTTGGTATTCCCAATGGCCTAACGAGTGAACATCGTAATCACAGCCAAGTGACACGGGGCAATAGCTAACCGATGTACGCTCAACTGGTATATCAAAGCGCACAATTAAACTATTCTCGTTATTGATAGTGATAAGGTAGCACATACGATTCTCGTTAACTATCTTCTTTTTGACTATATACATGTTCTTGCCATTGACGCGGCGTATGTCGTGCACATCATACTCACTTTGCATTGAATCGGTAAATTCTTCGTAGAACTCTAACTCATCCAGCTTTTTATTCATCTCATTCCACTTGGCTTCTTTCTTATCGCTAGTAAATATGAACTTGCACCATTCAATTAGTTTAGCATTGCTTACATTCAAATCCTTACGCATCTTTTCAAAACTCATCTTGTCAAAGTTTTTCATGATGTAAAGGATATCACTGCGCGTAGGTATGGTGTCCTTACGTAGCTTCTTTGCATGTGGCTTAATTAGTACCCTTTTTAAGTTATTCATCGCCTTCGTTTTTGATTGTTATTGATTTAATTAGTTCACACACCGGCACATCCATTGCCTTTGACAGGTTAATGAGTTGCTGCAGCTTGATAGTTTTGGCATCATACAGCCAGTTGTACAGCGTTCGGTCGGAGATTGGTGTGCTGCTTTTACGCATCGCGCGAAGTAGGGCAGCATTACTGCCCACTGTCTTCGCGATCAATCCATTTAGTTTGTTGTGCTTTCTCATAGCTTCGGTCTTAGTTGTGGATTCACCATGTAAAATACTTCCCGGTGCGATTCACTAAACTTGTGATGAAATACAGACTCGTCAATAGCCGCATATTCAGGGTCACAAAACTCACGCTCTAATCGGTCTGTAATCTCATCAGCATCATCGTGCGGTGTAACCTCAATGTGCCAATAGCCGCCTTGTGAATACACTTGCACTAGGTTGCCATCAGGCTGCATACAGCAATAGTGTGGTGCATACTTGCCGCACTTGTAAAAGAAAGGTAGTGTTACCTGTACAGTATCCACTGTAACAGGTAACTTGTGTTTAACTTCGATTGTCATTGTATTGATTGATTTAAATTAATTTTCGTTATCATGGCAGCAGTCGCAGATGGTGTGCACGTTTGGATACTCGCGCACTACAATCTCAATAGCTTGGTCGATAAAGCAATCCCAAAATAGTGCTCTGTCATCACCTACTAAATTTTCGTCATGCTTATTCAAAAGGATAGTGGCTTCTGCCTTAACCTCTTCGTAGTAGTTAACCTCGTAGTTGCAGTAGATGCAAGTGTTGTCTTCAGTGTAGAAATCTTCTTCTCTCATTTGTTTTTGTTTTTGATTACCTTTGTATTGACTGAGCAAATATAAGCAAGATTTTGCACTATGCAAATAATTTCGTAATTATTTTTTGGATACCTGTATAAGTAGCAACATATCAAGGTATTACGATAGGTGGCTAGATAAGGCTACAAGGCTTGCACACGATAAAACAAAGGGAAGTGATTTACTGCACGAGGTACTTGCTCGATTAATGGATAGACCAGAACAGGATATTAAAGACATAGTTTGCCGGGGCAAGGTTGAAGCATACATCAACAGAGCCATTTGGCTATCATGGCACAGTGCTCGCAGTGATTACGCTATCAAATACCGCAAATACTACGAGTTGCACGTAGATAGACAGGTAGAAGACACCAAACAGGATGATACATGGATAGGTGCGTTTATAGATGGGGAGTATTTATACAGCGCAATCGGGCGTATGAATGAATTTGATGCTATCTTATTGCGTCTATACTCCAAACCTGACTTCGATTACAAAGAACTAAGCGCGGAAACAGGTATACCCTATG